AAATGGGATTTCAAGTTTCACCAGGTGTTAATGTATCAGAGATTGATCTAACAACCGTAGTTCCTGCCGTCTCAACCACAGAAGCAGGTTTCGCTGCCCATTTAAGATGGGGACCTGTAGATCAAAGAACATTAATCACTAATGAAGACGAATTAGTTCAAACATATCAAAAGCCACTAACAAGCAACACAGCTACTGATTTTTTTGTAGCTTCTAACTTTCTTGCTTATGCTTCTGCACTATTCGTAACAAGAGTTGTTAATACAAGTACTTCAGGTGGAACGGCATTAAATTCAACAGTATCAAATAATGCTGTGGCATCAACATTCATTAAGAATGAAGATGATTATGACGAAAATTTTAGTGATGGTATATCAGGTATCGGTGCATGGGTTGCAAAGTTTGCAGGAGAACTAGGAAATAGTTTAAAAGTATCAGTATGCCCAAGTTCAAATGCATTCGAATCAACTATAACTGGTAATATTACAGTTACAGATGGATCCAAAACAGTTACAGGTGTAACAACAGAAGCTAACGGTGCAGGTGTTGCAGCTACAGCTTTCTCGACTGAATTAAAAGTAGGTGATATACTTGTTTTAGGTCCTGATCAAGTAGAAAGAAAAATTGCAAGTATTGCAAATAACAGTTCACTAACATTAGAAACAAAATACTTAGGTAACACTGTATCAGCATTTAGTAGTGCAGCTACTCATAATGCATCAGTCTCTACTCCAACAAGAAAATGGGAATTCTTCAACAATGTTGATAGAGCTCCTACAACATCAGCATATGCAAACACAGCTGGAGGTTCAGGTGATGAGCTTCATATTGTTATTGCAGATGAAGATGGAGAATGGACAGGTAGAAAAAATGCAGTATTAGAAGTATTTGAAAATTTAAGTGTTGCATCTGATGCTAAAAATGAAGATGGAACAAATAATTTTTATAAAGAAGTATTAAATCAGCAATCAAGATATATCTTCTGGGCTGCTCATGACTTTAAAACAAACGCTGGTAGTAAAGCTGCAAATGTTACATTTAGTGGTGATCCATTACCAGATACTAAAAGTCTGATAAACGGTAGAGATGGAGCAACTCCAACAAATGCTGATTATATAAACGGATATAATAAGTTTAAAAGTGCTGAAGATATTGACGTATCATTCTTATTGGGTGGTGCTCAAAATCAAACAGTTATTGAACATATTATTGGTAATATATGTGAAACAAGAAAAGATTGTTTAGTTACTTTATCACCTGAAAGAGCTGATGTTGTTAACAATAGTTCATTCCCAGGTAAAGAAGCAATTGATACAGTAGCATTTAGAAATACATTAACTTCAACTTCTTATGCAGTTATGGATAGTGGTTGGAAGTATCAATATGATAAGTTCAATGATTTACAAAGATATGTTCCAGGAAATGGTGATACAGCAGGTATCATGGTAAGAACAGATATAGCTAGAGATCCTTGGTATTCACCAGCTGGTTTTAATAGAGGTATCTTAAAGAATGTTAATAAGTTAGCATTTAATCCAAATAAATCTGAGAGAGACCTATTATACAAGAATGGAATTAACCCAATAACAACATTCCCAGGAGAAGGTACAGTTCTGTTTGGTGATAAAACATTATTAGCTAAACCAAGTGCATTTGATAGAATTAATGTAAGAAGACTGTTTATTGTTCTAGAGAAAGCAATTGCGACAGCAGCTAAGTTTACATTGTTCGAATTCAATGATGCATTTACAAGAGCTCAGTTTGTACAACTTGTTGAGCCATTCTTGAGAGATGTTCAAGGTAGAAGAGGTATCTTTGACTTTAGAGTAGTTTGTGACGAAACAAACAATACTCCAGAAGTTATTGACTCAAATAGATTTATTGGTGACATATTCATTAAGCCAGCTAGATCTATTAACTTCATTCAACTGAACTTTATTGCAGTGAGAACTGGTGTAGAATTTAGTGAAGTAGTTGGTCAATTTGGTTAATATAATATAAATACTAGTAGGAGAAAAATAAATGGCGTTCAACATTAACTTATTTGCAGGTGCTCTAAAACTAGGTGGTGCTAGAACTTCGTTATTCCAAGTGAATATAACCAACCCAGCTAACGGAGCTGCTGATATCCAAGTACCTTTCCTAGCGAGAGCTGCTCAGATTCCAGCTGCTACAATTGCACCTTTAGATGTTCCATATTTTGGAAGACAATTAAGATTAGCCGGTAACAGAACTTTTGCTGATTGGACAGCTACAATCATTAATGATGAAGATATGCAGATTAGAAATGCAATGGAAGAATGGTCTAATACGATCAATGGTTTCCAAACAAATTTAAGAAAATTTGGTGCATCAACACCTGCATTATATAAGTCCACTGCTCAAGTTACTCAATTTAGTAAAACAGGTACTCCAGTAAGAGTATATAACTTTGTAGGTATCTTTCCAACAGAAGTTTCAGCTATTGAAATGGATTGGGGAACAGATGCTGTTTCAGAGTTTACTGTTACATTTACTTACGATTATTGGGAAGTTTCTGGTGGTATCACTGGCAATGCTGGTGGTCTCTAATTCTAATTAATTGAAAAAAGTATTGGACTCATAAATAGTTTTGTAGTACAATACAAACATAAAGGTAGTCATGGCATTAGAATTATTTGGCTTTCGCATTGGTCGGAAGGAAGAAGAGGAAAAACTTAAAAGCGATAATCTTAAATCGTTTGTCCCGCCTAGTAGTGAGGATGGAGCGGTTGAAATCGCATCAGGTGGTGCCTATGGTACCTATGTTGATCTCGAAGGATCGGCTAAATCAGAAGCAGAATTAGTAACAAGATACAGAGAAATGTCACTCCAACCGGAGTGCGACTCTGCTATTGATGATATAGTTAATGAAGCTATAATATATAATGAAAAAGAACCACCAATATCTATAGTCTTAGATGATCTAAAAACTGGTGCAGGAATTAAAAAAAGGATCCATGAAGAGTTTGAAAACATTCTAAGAATGTTAAACTTCACAACTAATGCATATGATGTATTCAGAAAATGGTATATTGATGGTAGATTATATTATCATTTAGTTATAGATGAAAGTAATCCAAGATTAGGTATACAAGAACTTAGATATATTGATCCTAGAAAAATAAGAAAAATAAAACAAGCTATAAAAAGAAAAGACGAAAAGTCTAATACTATTCTTACAAAAGGATACATTGAATATTATATCTTTCATCCAAGAGGAATAAACAGATCTAATCAAGGTCTTAAAATATCTAAAGATAGTATAAGTTTTTGTCACAGTGGTTTATTAGATCAAAGAATGTTATTAGTTCTTGGACATTTACATAAAGCTATCAAACCTTTAAATCAACTTAGAATGTTAGAAGATGCTTCTGTTATCTATAGATTAGCAAGAGCACCTGAAAGAAGAATATTTTATATTGATGTTGGTAACTTACCTAAGATCAAAGCAGAACAGTATCTTAGAGACATGATGGTTAAACATAAAAATAAATTAGTCTATGATGCATCTACTGGTGAAGTAAGAGATGATAGAAAGTTTATGACTATGTTAGAAGATTTTTGGTTACCAAGAAGAGAAGGTGGTAAAGGTACAGAGATTACATCATTACCAGGTGGACAAAACTTAGGTGAAATGGAAGACATTGAATATTTTAAAAGAAAATTATATAAAGCTCTTAATGTTCCAATTACAAGAATGGAAGCTGAAAATAATTTTAATTTAGGTAGAGCTTCTGAAATAACTAGAGATGAATTAAAGTTTACTAAATTCATTGCAAGATTAAGAAACAAGTTTACAACATTATTTGATAATCTTTTAGAAACACAATTAATATTAACTGGTGTTACAACTAGAGCTGAGTTTCGTGAAATGAGAGAACATATACATTATGATTTCTTAGAAGACAATCATTTTTCTGAACTTAAAAATGCTGAACTAATGGGAGATAGATTAAGACTATTAGGTGAAGTTGATACATTTGTTGGAAAATATTTTAGTAAAGATTATGTAATGAAAGACGTTCTAAGAATGAACGAAGATGATATCAAAAAGCAAGAAGACTTGATGAAGAAGGAACAAGAAGATGAACCTGATCTTGGAGTAGACGACGATCAACCACAACAACAAGAGCCTGAACAACCTCAACCTGAACAACCTCAAGAAAGTTTTCAAGCTGCCAACACAATATCTGAAGAAGAAAAATCATTAGTAGAAAGCATGACAAAGATCATGGAAAACGTTTCAGATGATAAGGCAGAGGAAAATGAAGGATGATGTCAAAAACGCTAAGGTCCTAGCGACATCATTAGCATTCACCAAAAAAGAAATACAAAAATTAAGAGAAGATTTTTCTTCATATAAAATTAATGAAGATAATCTAAAAGGTCCAAAAGGAGACAAAGGTGATCCTGGTGAAAAAGGAGAACGAGGTTTTCTTGGATCACAAGGTGAGATTGGACCACGTGGTCCACAAGGTGAACAAGGATTACTTGGAGAACAAGGACCAGTTGGTCCAAAAGGTGAGCAAGGTGAAAAAGGTGACAAGGGTGATAGAGGATTACAAGGTTTAACTGGTAAAGCAGGTCCACAAGGACTTCAAGGTCCAGTTGGATTATTAGGAGAACAAGGACCACAAGGTCCTATAGGTCCACAAGGTCAAGTTGGATCCAAAGGAGAAAAAGGAGATAAAGGTGATACAGGTGAACGTGGTCAACAAGGCTTACAAGGTGAACCAGGAGTTCAAGGTGAACAAGGTCAACAAGGTATACAAGGATTACAAGGACCTCAGGGACAAAGAGGCGAAAAGGGCGAACCTGGTCCAAGAGGGTTACAAGGATTACCAGGAGAAGCTGGTAAAGATGGAACAACAGTTGACCTTAAACCATTTAAAGATGAGATCCTTGAAGATCTAAAAGGTTTCAAAAAAAATATAAGTGCAAGTGTAAGTAGGAAGAACTTAGCAAGTGGAAGTTCTGGTGGTGGTGAAGTTCGTTTAGAATTTTTAGATGATGTACAGAGATCAACTGCAAAAGTAAATGGTAAGTTTCTAAAATATGACTCTTCATTAAAAAAGTTTGTAGGTGCTGATGCATCTGGTAGTGCTACTTCAACTATAGAAGCTAACACTATGATGATACTCAATCCTGATAACTATCATCTGTATACTGTTAAAGTAATAACTAAAACTTCTTCTCATCCATACACTGGAACAGGATCAGATTATGCATATTCATTAAATGATAAGGAGTCACCTACTTTAATATTATCTCCAAACATGACATACAGATTTGATCAATCTGATAGTTCAAATGGAGGTCATCCATTAAGATTTTATAAAGACGCTGCCAAAGGTACAGCATACACAACAGGAGTAACAACTAATGGTACTGCTGGATCTTCTGGTGCATATACACAAATAGCTGTAACAGAAACTACACCTACATTATTCTATCAATGTTCTTCTCATGGATATATGGGTAGTGTTGCAACAACTGGTGGTGGTACAGTTATTCAACAAGATATAACAGATGCAATAAATGATTTAAAAGACTCTGCACCTTCAACATTAGATACATTAAATGAACTAGCTGCTGCATTAGGAGATGATGCAAACTTTGCTACTGCTACTACATTATTAATTAATGATAGAATGCAAGTTGCTAATGTTAACTTATTGGTTAACGATAGAGCACAGGTTGCAAATGTAGCTGCATTAGCATCATTAGGTAATACAAATTCAAGTATAGCAACACAAGCTGCTAGAATAGATTTAGTAAACACAAACTTAACTGGATCCAACACAGCTCTTAGAACATTAATAAATGATAGAGCTCAGGTTGCTAATGTAGCAAGTTTAGCTGCATTAGCTAATACAAACTTAGCTATAGGCAATCTTAATACTAATCTTACAGGAACAAATACTGCAATAAGATTATTAGTTAGTGATAGGATCCAAGTTGCTAATGCTACAACACTATCAGTTCATAAAGCAGCTTTAGCTAATACAAATTTAGCAATAGGAAACTTAAATACAAATTTAACAGGTACAAACACAGCTATAAGAACATTAGTTAGTGATAGATTACAAGTTGCAAATGCTGCAGCTACTTTTGCTACAAAAGCATACGCAGCTGCTAACTCTTATTTAAACTCTACATTTATTAAACCAGATGATACTAACATATCATTTTCTGGTCAATCAGTTACTATATCAGGAAACTTAATAGTTCAAGGTACAACTACACAAACAACTACTTCAAGTTCTAATGTTGAAAGTAACTTTATGATTCTCAATGCTGGTTTAACAGGAAATCCAACTAATAATGCTGGTATTAGAGTTAACAGAGGTAATCAAAGTAACGTTGAAATAAGATTTAATGAAACCAGTAATCAATTTGAATTTACTAATGATGGTACAACATTTAATCAATTAGGATCTGTTGCCGATTCATTAGCTTTTTCCATAGCTTTGGGATAAATAGATAAATAAAAGAGAAGGACTAATATGGGCGGTTTATCAAGAATAAGATTAGATGGATTAGCAAACAACTCAGTTGCAAATACAAATATAGTTGATGGTGCAGTTGGTGCTGCTGAAATAGCAACAGGTGCAGTTAAAGCAACAGAAGTTGCTGCAGGTGGTATTGCAGCTAACACAGCTTTTGCATCAGGTATAATTACTCAACATGCAATTGCTTCAGGAAATATTGTAACAAGTACAATTGGTACTGCAGCTGTTACAGCAGCAAAGATAGCAGCTGGTAATGTTGTTACTGCTGCAATTAATCCAGGAGCTGTCACAGATGCTAAAATAGCTTTAGGTACAATATCTGGTAATAAACTTGCTACTGGTGCAATAAATGCTAATACTTTATTTGGATCAGGTGTTATAACACAACATGCTATTGCTAGTGGAAACGTAGTTACAAGTACAATTAATGATGGAGCTGTTACTGCTGCTAAAATGGCAGCTGGATTTATAAATGCTAATACAGATTTTGCAAGTGCTCTGGTTGATGCAAGTAACATAAAAGCTGATGCTATTGGTCCACAACATATTCAAGATGCAGCCATAAATGCTAATACTATGTTAGCTGGAGATGTTGTAGGTGCAAGAGAAATTAGATTAGGAAACTTAGCAGCTGCTAATGCAGTATTCAGTCATAATGCTCATACGTTTGTTAAAGCACAAAGAGGAACAATTGATGCTGTATCAGTTGGAGCTGCAAATGTAACAATGGACTTTGCAAATACAAATCACTTTGCATTAACATTAGGAACAAATTCAAACTTAAATAGACCAAGTAATCTTACAGCTGGTCAAACTGGATCCATATTTGTTATACAGGACGGTACTGGATCAAGAACATTGAGTTATTCATCTGTATTTGATTTTGCTGGTGGTACAGCACCAACATTAACAACAACGGCTTCAGCAGTGGATAGAATTGATTATGTAGTAAGATCATCTTCAAGCATTCACGCGGTTGCCACATTAGCTTTAAGTTAGAGGTAATATGACAAGTCTGTCAGAAACAAGTATTTTATCAGGATCTTCTGGAGTAACTTCTGGTTATGAGATTGATCAATCAATTAGATTTAATGATGATGATAGCCCATATCTTTATAAAGCATATAGTGGTGCTGGAAGTAAACAAACATTTACATCTTCCTTTTGGATGAAAATAGGAAATATCACTTCTGCTAGAAGAGGATTAATTTCTTTTATACAAGATGTACCGTTAGAATTATATTCAGCTGATAATTTAAGAGTATTTTTATTTGGAGCTGAGAGATTAGTAACAAATAGAATATTACGTGATCCATCAGCTTGGTATCATATTGTTTTACGTGTAGACTCAACTCAAGCAGTTGATCATGATAGAATTAGGTTGTATATAAATGGAGTACAAGAAACTAACTTTAGTGCAGAAAGTTATCCATCACAAAATGCAAATGGAAATATGTGGGGTAGTAATCTTTTACAGTTTGGAAGAACTTATGGATCCAGTTATTATTTTGACGGTTATCTTGCGGAAATACATTATTCAGATGGTTATTCATATGGACCAGAAAATTTTGGTGAGTTTAAAGAAGATACTGACATTTGGATCCCCAAAGAATTTGAAGGATCATATGGAACAAATGGTGTTTATTTAAAAGGTGAAGATTCTTCAGCTTTTGGAAATGATAGTTCAGGAAATAATAATGATTTTGGTAATGTATTTGGACTTACTGCTAGTGACCAAGTTCTTGACACACCTACGAATAATTTTTGTGTATTGACACCACTTGCAACTCGAATGGATTCTGGAACTACTTTATCAAATGGTAATCTTAAAGTAGTTTTATCTGGTGATGATATGTTTCATGCAAACTTTCCTATAACAGAAAAAACATACTGTGAAGTAAGACTTGATGCAACTTCTAACTATGGAGGTGTTGTTGGTTTTGGCACATTTGGAGGATCTGATGATGATGATAATACAATAGGATTTTCAATGAACTATCTTAGCGGTCGCATAAATTTAGGTAATGGTGGATCAGGAGGAAATATTGGAGGTACTGTAAGTGCTGGTGATATTATTATGATGGCACTTGATCCTGATACTAGAAAATGGTGGGTAGGAGTAGATGGTACTTGGAGGAATAGTGGTGATCCTGGTGCTGGAAGTGGAGAAGTTTATCAATGGGCAGCAGATTACTTCGATCATGGAACTTATTCAGATTATGATGGAGTTGGTGCTATTATTTGGGGTGGTTTTAAAGGTTCAGCAAATGGTATGACAGTAACATGGAACTTTGGACAAGATAGTACTTTTGGTGGACAAGAAACAGCTGGTAGTAATTCAGATGGTAGTGGTAATGGAAGTTTCAAATATGCAGTGCCTTCTGGTTTCAAAACACTTTGTTCAAAATCAATGGGAAGTTAATATGGCAACACCAACTATAAAAAGAGGATCAGATCATTTTAGTACTGTAATTTATGAAGGTAATGGTACTGGACAACGCGTAGGTAATTTTATTCCATTTACTGATAACGGAACTATTTCACTTTCTTGTTTATTTAATGATGGTAATGGAGAATACTTACATAGAACACCAGGATCTGATGGTAATAGAAGAACATGGACATGGAGTGCTTGGGTTAAGAGACAAAAATTAGGTGCAGCATATATGTTTATATATTCTGATGCATCTGCTAATACAGAAGACATTCAATTTGACAGTAGTGATAGATTACAATATTATGTTTTAGTTGGTGGAAGCTATCAAATTAATTATATTTCTAATAGAACATTCGAAGATAAAAGTAAATGGTATCACATAGTTGTAAGAAAAGATACAACTCAAAGTACTGCAGCTGACAGAGTAAGAATTTATGTTGATGGTGATCAAATAACTTCATGGAATACACAAACGCAACCAAGTCAAAATGATCAAGGTTTTTTTAATCAAAGTGGAAAACAAAATGCAATAGGAAATTTTGCAAATGTTGGTGTTTCGGATGAAGCTGTTGGTTATATGGCTGAAGTTAATTTTGCTGATGGTACAAGTTATGGTCCTGATACTTTTGGTATTACAGATACTTCAACAGGTAGATGGATACCAAAATCATTAGGATCTATAAGTTATGGTACACATGGATATAGAATGCAGTTTGCAAATGCAGCTGGTCAAACTATTGGTGATGATACTAGTGGTCAAGGAAATGATTATACTGTTGTAAATATTGGTACTGATCAGATTAAAGATGATACACCTACACAAAATTTTACTAACATGAATGGTGATAATACAGGAAGTTTCACTATTGCAGAAGGTGGTTTAAATATTACACATCCAGGATCTGGACAATATGAACAAGCAGTTGGATTATCTAGCTTTGGAGTTGCTACAGGTAAATGGTATTGGGAATTAAGAGTTTACAATAAAGGTAAGACAGGAGTAGGTTGGAAAAGTGATTCTAATATAGGTGGTAGTGGTGCAGCTGATACAGGTGGAAGTTTAGGTACAGTTTATAATGTAGGAAGTTCAGGTGGTTTTGCTGATGGTGAATGGACTGATGATTATTCAAGTGCTGTAAGTAATTTTTCATCCTTTACAGCAGCAAGTGCTGGAGACATAGTTATGTTTGCTATAGATTTAGATAACAGAAAAGGGTATGTTGGTTTAAACGGAACTTGGTTTAATAGTGCTAATCCAGCTAATGGAACTGGAAGTATAGGATTAGGTGGGACGGAAACTACACATGCTATAGGAGCTAAATTTTATCCTATGATGTTAAGATTAGATAGTGCTGGACAAATGAATTATAACTTTGGTCAGAATAGAACTTTTAGTAATGCTTATGATAAAAGTGCTGCTGCTAATACAGCTACTTCTGGACCTGGTTTCTTCAAGTATGCACCTCCTACAGATTTTTTAGCAATATGTCAAGATAACTTACCTACAACTAATAAAGATATATCAGACTTTGTTTGGATTAAATCTAGAGATACTGCTAGTGCTCATATGTTATTTGATAGTACTAGAGGAAGAAGATTAAGATTGAAATCAGATTCTACTTCATCAGAAACAGATTCAGCTGGTACATTAGAAAAATTTTTAAAAGGTGGATTCGCAGTAGGGGATCAAACCGCTGTGAACAAAGATAATGATAGTACGGTAGCTTGGATGTGGCACGCTAATGGTGGTACAACATCAGCCAACACAGATGGATCTGGAGCAACTATAGCTTCAACAATCCAAGCTAATCAAGATGCTGGATTTAGTATTGTAAAGACAGTAGGAACAGGTAATGCTGGAACTATTGCTCATGGATTAGGTAAAGCTCCAGAATGGATCATTGGAAAAAATTTAGATACAGGTGGAAATTGGGTAGTTTATCACAAATCTTTAGGAGCTGATAATATTATTTATTTAAATTTAACCGCTGTAGCGGCTTCTTCAAGTGATTATTGGGGAACAACTGAACCAACAGCAAATGTGTTTGGAGTAAAGGCTGGTGGTGTTGATATTAATACAAACACAAATGAGACTATTTTTTATTGCTGGACCAGTATTCCAAGTTATTCAAAATTTGGAATCTATCTTGGAAATGGCAGTACAAATGGTCCACACATTATAACCGGATTCAAGCCGTCATGGATTATGACTAAAAGAACTGACTCTTCAGATAATTGGCAAATTCAAGATAATACTAGGAACCCATTTAATGGAGGAAATTGGAATAAATTATCACCAGATTTAACTGCAGTGGAGTCACAAAATACTAACAATGCAATGGATTTTTTATCAAACGGATTCAAATTGAGACACAATAATGGACAAACAAATGGAAGTGGTGGTACTTACATCTACATGGCGTTCGCTGAACACCCATTTCTTGGTGATGGAACTAACCCATGTCCAGCAAGATAAATAAAAAAATATTATAAATAGATTATATAAGGAGATAAATTATGGCAGAACCAGCACAACAAGGCTTACCTCAAGATAAAATAGTAGATCAACCTAAGCCTGAAGCAATGCAAATGAAACAAGGTGACGGAATGGATGCAGTAAATGCATTAGCAGCAGGAGATACTGTTGCATTTAAACAATCTATACAAAATATGTTAAATAATAAAGTTGCTGATTACCTTGATGTTAAAAAATTAGATGTTGCACAAAACTTCTTGAAAGTTAAAGATGATGGATCCAATGAAGAAGAGGAACCAGAAACTGAAGCAGAAGTAGAAGTTGACGATCAAGAAAAGGAGAAAGAGAATGCTGAAGTTTAATAACTTACGCAAGTTAAGAGAAGGAGTAGGGTCACCTGCAGCTGACTATACTAAATCTTTAACTCAAGATGATGATGAAGAAGCAACTACATACAAGCCAAGATCAAAAGGTGAAGAAGATTTTGCTGCAAAACATACTAAAGTTACAAAAGCTCATCCAGTTGCACCAGAAGATCAGTTTAAAGGTGGGACGAAGCATTCTGGGGACCACAAAGGATATGAAGGTGCACCAGGAGAAAAAAATGTTGTTAAAGCTAAAAAAACATTTGCACAGCTAAGAGGTGGTGGAAGTAGTAAGCGTAAGGCTGATAAAACTCAAGGCGATATAGCAATGAAAAAAGTCAAAGAAGAATTTGAACTTAATGAAGAAATGGTTGCTGAAAATCCTATGTTAATGAAAACACTTACTAAAATGGCTTCAAGTAAAAATCCAATGCCAATGAAGTTTAAGAAAGGTCAACCAATGACAGTTGATCAAGACCAAGCTAAGACATTACTTAAAGGTCTTAAAACAGTTAAAGGTCCTAGTTTAAAAGCTATGGCAAGAGATATAACTTCTAGTCCTGCAGACTTTATGAAGGCACTAGCATTTGCAGATAAGGCGAGGTAAGAATGTCAAATATTTATAGACCATTATCAAATGTAGCATCACTCACAACAGGTGGGATTGATGTATTCAAATCAACTTCTGTAGCAGTAGTAACAACTGGAACTACAGATAGAACATTAACTATATCTAATACTGCAGCAGAGATAAATGGTGGTGGTAGATATGGTACAACAGGTTCAGTTGGTCAAGCACAAGTTTATTTGAAAGCTGGAGAGTATCTCGTTATCAATAAAAAGTCAACAGATAAAATAGCAACAAATTCTGGTAC